TTGCCGTCCAATCTCCCGACGGCAGGTATTTGCCCTGCCGTTTCGCCGCTTACTGCTCTTTGGTGTAGACGTTCAGCCCGACGCTGTACTGTTTCCCGTTCTCGCCGGCGACGGCCTTGTTGCCGTGCGTTGAGAGGACAACGAAGGTTTTCCCGCTCGCCGATCGCTGGGGCTGGTCGAGTTTGCCTTCCAGTACGAATGTGCCATCCTTGCGGATTTCGGTTCTGGTTATCATGGTTTTTCTCTCCTGTGTTGTTGGTGTGTGGTGTAGTGGGTTAGAATTGCTCAACGGGGATATTCCGCCGTTTTGCTTCTGCAACAAATAGTCCAGCGACAACGGGCGACACGTCGAGCTTTATCGTTGCGCCGTTGGTGTTCTCGGCGGCGACGGTGAAGAAGTCGCCTTCATCCTTGACAACGATTTTGACGGAGAGGTCAAGTACTGGGTTGACTCCGGCGGCTGAGTTGATTGCTTTCGGAGTTGTCGGCAGTTGTGGCTTGCGGTTGCTCATATTAGCCCTCTTTCTGCAAACGATGTGAAAGTATGGTCGGTGAAAATGACGTGATCATGTATTTGTATATCGAGCAGTTTTCCAGCATCAACGAGGTGCTTAGTTATTTGTATGTCTTGGGTGCTCGGCTCGGCATTGCCGGATGGGTGGTTGTGTGCTATGATGATTGAGCGCGCACGGCCAACGATGGCTGGAGCAAAAACTTCTCGCGCGTGGACAAGGGAGGCATCCAAAATGCCCTCAGTAACGATCTGGACAGCTTGAACCGACATATTGGTATCGAGCAGGAACACCACGAACCGCTCAGTCGTGAGGCCGTCGAAAAGAAAATGATATTGAGTGAACAGGTCGGCTGAGTCTTTCACTTTCCCGCGAACAAATCCGGCTGGGGTGCCCTCTACGTCTCGGAACCGAAAAACGATGGAGCGTAACTCGGTCGTAGAGTATCGCAGGGGCTTGAATTGCTTTTGGTAGGGGGTCATGAGAGCACCGCGTCGCGGGTCAATGCGTTTCTCGTCGTTAGTCATTTGTCGTGCCTCCTTGTTGAAAGTGTGAAAGGTTAACGGGAACAATATACTTCACGGCTCTTTATATAGCAAATCTCTGCTAAGATAGAATCTACAAAGAAAGTGAAAGCAAGCAATAGAGACAGGCAAAATAGAACCGTGCATTTTGTAAAAATTCCCCGTTCTGCTCTTGCGTTAGGGATGCGGAGGGTCAACGAGTCAGCCGTTGTCTGGCTGACCGTAGCGAAGCGCAGCCCGTAGCAGCCCGACGGCGCTGCCCAGCCGGAACGCCCCCGTCGTTGTTCTTTCCTCATCTTCAAAACATTATCTAATGAGCTCAGCGCGTAAATACTCAATAGACAGTTGTTTTGAGCATCTTCAGAGCGTCGGAATAATACCGGCTCCGGCGCTTGGCAGAAATACTTGGAATCGTTGGGAATAGAGCAGAATCCAAGGGTAAAGGAAGGGGGGAGGAGCGCGCCACACGCACAAAGTAACGGTAGCCGCCGACATGGCAGTTTGGTATGACATTATTACCGAGTGGGGAATGGTGCATGAAAAGAGGTGGTAAAACAGCTTGTAGTGGGGAATGACAGTCAAAAAAGGGTCAAGTTATAGGCTCAAGTGGGGAACCGTCCCATGGATTTGGTGGTATACTTGATCGCTTGGGGTAGTCTGGCATGTCGGCGCTGACGGTTAAAGGGCGCTCGGTATGGGCTACGGGTGTTTCTCCGGTGCTTTTTGGGGTATGAAGAAACACTGACAGGTTGAACGGGAGGGGCGAAAAGCCGGAAAGTGTCATTTTAGAAAAGGGTATTGTCTATTGGTCCAAATGCGATTTGCTCACCGGCGCGAGACAACCTGGTGGTGGGGTCCTGCGTGAGCCTTGGCCGGCAGTGATGCGCTTGATCTGAAGCTCGTTCTCTGGTGGACAGCCGGGGGCCCCGCCCATGTCGCAGGCAACGTTGGCAGGCGAGAAGTTCGGGGCGAGAGGGTGAGTCACCCCCTACGACCACCCTCGACCCGCCCCCATACTACCTGTCCACGCATGGATAGCATGGATATCATGGGAATCATGAGGAACACCCCAAGTTATAGTGGGTGAGTTTCCTCGATCGCCGGGATTTTTTTTTGCCGTCACGATATTTTTCATTAGGGAAATCGAGTAAAAGCAGATAGAAGATGAAGAAGAGAGGTGCTGATCGGTTGAAAAAGGAGAAGAGGAGAGTTCAAAAAAAAATCGGACGCGAGCTTGGCGGAGAGAAATTCTCGGTGCGGAAGAGGAGTTCAAGTAGAACTTGAAGGATAGAGGAGAGAGCGGACGCTTTTCACGTGAAATTGGCAAGGGGGTAGAAAAAATTTCGGAAGCGAAGAAAGGGTAGTATGATCTTTGGCTAAGCCAGGTTCGAATGAGATCACGTAAGAAGAATTCACTTGCGTTTTAGTACGGTAAGTTCTTATATTCGTGCTGTCAGATTGTCCTGACAAAAAGGTATGCGAATTTATTTCAGAAATATCGTGCGCGGGAAAATCTACTGGGTCTGTGATGAATCGGCCCGGAAGGGTTACGAAGTTTTTGAATATCGCTTCGGACTGGATGAGGACCCGTTGGATCACTGGTACTGGGCCGTGTATGAGACTCGAGCCGAAGCCATGGCGCACAAGAATCTTTTTGTGGGCGCTCACCTCGCTGGGATGAATCCTGTGACGATGATAAACCCATGAGCGAAAAGATAGAGCGATTCTCGAACGGTAAAAAGAACCAACTCTCCGACTTGGAAAAACTGTTCGTCAGTGCGTACTTGATCTCCTTCAATAAGTCCAAGGCAGCCAAAGACGCCGGTTACAAAGGCACGAATCACGGGCAACGGGGAATTGAAATCTACAGCCGGCCCCGCGTGATGGCCGCGATCAACAAACACATCAAAGAACTCGTCCAGAAAAATGATGCCGAGGTCGGCTATCTTATCCAGAAAGCAAAACAAATGCTGAATTTCGACCCCGGTCAATTACTGGATGAAGATGGCGAGGTTCTCCCGGTCAACAAACTCCCCGAATCCGTGCGCCTGGTTATCGTCGGAGTGGAGATCGAAGAGCGGTTTGATATCCAACGCGGACATAAAATCCGCACCTACAAGTACAAGTTCGAATCCCGTCAGGGCTCCCTGGATAAACTCTTCCGGTTCCACGCCATGTACAACGATACCCTGAAGCTCGATACCCGCCATGACATCCGGGTCGTGTATGAGAAACCGCCAGTCACAGCCCAAGAGCCAAAAACTATTCTCTCAACGCAAAACTGATGTGGGTACTCGCGTTCATATTGCTTATGGAAACCTTTAGCGGGATCTGGATGGATGGTAAGTGGTACTACCAGCCGCAACCAAAACAACAACTACTCCATAACGCAATCTTGAACCGCGCCGAAACAGGGCATAGAGATTTTCTATTTGCTGGAGCGGCCCGCGCAGGTAAAAGTTATGCACTCCGCTGGGAAGCTCACCGAAATTGTTTACAGTATCCGCGCCTGCGAGGTCTCCTGATACGAAGCTCATTCCCAGAACTCGAACGCTCACACCTGCGCGACCTGCCCTTTGACCTGCCGAGTGATGTCTGCAATTACAATTCTCAGAAACATGTCGCATCATATCATAACGAATCGACACTGGAGTTTGGGTACGGTGAACGCCGGGAAGACTTCAAGCAGTACCTCTCCGCCGAGTACGACTTCATCATCGAAGACGAGTTGACCACCATACCCTTCGAGTTTAGCTGGCTCCTGCGTTCACGTCTATCGGCCTCACGTTCGGAGTTTATTCCGTTCTGGGCATGTGCTTCTAATCCGGGCTCCATTGCCCATGTCGACGTCCGTAATTATTTTGTGACCAAGAAAGTCTTGGACAAAGAACGCTTTCCGAATTACAACCCAAAGGAAGTACTCTTTATCCCAGCGACAGTTCACGATAACAAGATTCTGCTCCAACGAGACCCCGGGGAACTGAAACGCTTGCAGCAGTTATCAAAACGCGATCAACAACGGTTCTTATTCGGGTCATGGGACATATTCGAGGGACAATTTTTCCAATCCTTCTTCTACGATATTCACGTCGTTCAAAAAGAAAAATATCTCACCTACGAACAGCTCCTCGCCTTTAATACCCGCGGTGGCATGGACTATGGAAATTTCTCGGCTTGCGAATGGATGGCCAGAGACTATCACGGGAACGTCATCGTCTTCGATGAATGGTCGGATGTGAAATCTGTCCGCAGCCAGAAGATCGCGTCGATGAAAAAATTCATCGCCGACCGCAAACTGGAACAGGTCTTGATAGAAGCTGATACAAATATGTGGATCCCCGACACATTCGACAAGGCGTATCAATCTGACCCAGCCACCGATTTTATCGCCGCTGGGATACCGCTCCTGAAGGTTTCAAAAACCACTTCCGGCGCGTCGGGAAATCGTAATTACCGCATTAGTTGTAACGATGCCATCAGCAATGCCCTTCACTGGGAAGCCGCAGAAGACGGAACACTCATCACGAAACCCCGGCTCGTTATCTATGAACGCTGCGCGAAGTTGATCGAAACCTTGCCCATGTTAATTGTCGACCCCAACGATCAGGAAGACATCGCCGATCAGGGCGACCTTGATACATTTTTCGACGCTATGAAGATGGGATTTTTGCCGCTCTATGCGTCATCGAAAAAAGAAGAGACCGAGGTAGAGTACAAGGACTTCAATCAGTACATCAATTCCCAGATCGACCGGGAAATACAATCCAGAACACTCAATAACCGAGTAAGGGCCTAAAACCATGTTAGTCGAAAATCCAGGAGTACCGGGCTATACCCGCTCTCAAGTCGTTCTCCAGAGCGCAGACTACAAAGGCGACCAAGCCGTCACCCTAACCAATCTCGCGAACAGGGCTCTCCATGTCATCTTGGACGTGACGGCCAAGACCAGCACACCCACGAGCATCACGCTCTCGATCAAAGGCATCGACCCCGCGAGCGGGAAGAAGTACTCACTTCTCGACGGCGAAGCCGTGACTGGGGTAGCTACAAAAGTCTACAAGGTATTTCCGAGCGCGGTCGCCGAGTTGAATGCCGTGGCCAACGATATGCTCCCTCCCTTGGTCGAAATCAGTGTAGTCGGTGTGGGAGTAACGGACACGAAGTACTTCACATTCAGCGTCGGCGCAAACTGGGGAACCTGACAACCACGACACCCGATACCTGTAGGAAAGGAACGATCATGCGAAAACTAATCTTTCTTGTTCTTGGATTTTCACTCGCTCAATCACTGAACAGTACCGCACAGGCTCAAGTCGTCAGACCTCAGATCGCCGACTCCTCCGGGACTGCTAATACCCACTGGCAGACGTTGGATTTTTTTGACACCGCGGCAAAGAACATCGAAGTCATCAACTATGGTTCGGTGAATTTATCGTTTGCCTCGAAGAGCGCCGATACCACCGGGGCTACCGATACCGCAAGAAGGCGAACCATTGTAAAACCCGGCGAGCTCTTACCCGTCGGTCCCACGAATGCACAGTATTTTTATATCAAGGCAGCATCCGGCACTTGTGCCTACACGGTGAGAATTGCTAACGGCTCGCGTACCATCGGCTCACCAGCCAGCCAGCTCTCTGCCATTGATTCACTTGTTGCTGCACTGTACGCTGCCACGCCCGGAGGTATTCGGGACTCTATCGTGATTACAAGATCAACCCCAAACACAGCCTACACTATCGGGGATATGTATGGCACGTCCTTAACGGCAGCTTCCAATACATTCTTCAAACTGACCAACTCTACCCTGCTTGCTGGGCGTATCGGTTACGTTGAAAAGGTGATAGGTGCAGCAGACTCAGGCTATACAAATGTTATCATCAGGGTGCACTTTATGTCGGACACTACGGGGCACACAGCTTTTGCCGACAACGCTGCTTTTGCGATTGATGGTACCTATTCCTCCATTATTGGGTATGCAGACCTGTCCTTTGACGGACAAGGCACGGTATCAACGGTTTATTCTAAGGCTGTCAATTCAACGCTTCACCTGTCCTATACCGCAAGTCCTTTGTATGCGTTTGTGACTATGTTGACAGGTTCAACCCTGAAGAATGGCGGAAAGTTCACCATCTATGTTGAGTACCTGAAGCCATGAAGAAACTACTTCTCATAGCGCTTGTTCCGTTACTTGCCTTTGCTCAGTTGACGCGCAATGTAGCCCTTACTCACGTCCGTCCACCGACAGCTTCGACCGTACTGGATGGTTCTACCCAAGCGTGGGAAAAAGTATCTCCCGCAGGAGTATCGTTTGAAAGAAATAATTCTTGGTCTATAGCCGCGACTATTAGAGCCCGGACTATTCCGGGAGTTAGAATAATTATCGGAGTCAGACAGAAGGCCGGGAATCAGCGGGGGTGGGCATTTTATACTACTACTGGCGGAACTGGAACAATCGGTTTTCTTGTACGGAACTCCACAGCGAGTCAATTAACCGTTGTCGCATCAAACAACGCAATCTCTCTACAAAAAACGTACCGGATATATGTTACCTATGGCGGGACGTCTGATACAAATACCGTAAGATTTTATGTTGACGGGACGGCCAGTCCTTTTGGTGTGGTGACAAGAACTCTATCATCAACATCTGTTTGGGCAGACGACACGCTCTCCGTCGGCTCGCAATCTGGTTTAACAAATGTCTTCAATGGCTCCATCTCAGAATGTGTTGTTGATACCGGGGTAGTCTGGACACAGGCGCAAGTAAACTATTTCGACGCGACATATAAAGCGACAAACCATTTCCCCACCTCGGTCGCGGGGAAAAGAGTATTCTGGACGAACTGGGAAGCTCTTGGTTACGATAAGAGCGGGAATGGAAATACACTGAGTCCCGTCGGCAGTCCACCGATTATCTGGAGTGGGAAATGATGGACATTCTTTGCGGAGTGTGTCTGATTTCCTCCGGGTTCTTCATTGCCTGTATGGATACGCACCAGTTCGCCCAGAGAGACCCGCTACGCAGTGCGTACGAATGGCTTAGAGATACCGTTGGATTGAAAGAAGGGACGAGAGTCGGATTCATCGTAGTTGATTACTGGCACACGGCGAAGAATCTTTTACTGTTATCGCTCAGCATGGCTCTTGCCTTTGCGCAAGCCGGAGAATTCTCACCTTGGGTATATTTACTGGGAGGCCCGGTCATCGGATCAGCATTCGCCTTTTTCTTTCACGTGGTTTTTCGTAACGCTGTA